ACGCTTATCTGTTCCATGTTTCAGCTTCGAGCGGAAGACGAGGTTCGAACCCGCGACCCTCAGCTTGGGAAGCTGATCCCCGATAATAGCCTATGTATTAAATAATTTGTTTACAGCAGTTTAAGTATATTGGTTTTTATAATTTGCCGCCATTTCTTGCGCGGTGTGACCGAATGTGTGACCGGGTAAAATGCGCATTTTTTATTTGCTGTTACCTTTTTTTGTTACCGGGAAAGGGGGCCTGGGAATCAGCAACTTTAATGATTCCAAACAAGGCCATCCGTTTCAAATTCCATTTGCTGGAATCCGTTGTCGTACATTTCTGCCTCGATGATAACTTTTTTAGAGTGCTTTATTTTATCTATAAATCTTTTTGATGCATTAATGAATAAATAGCGGCTATCGTCATCTGAGGAAGCAGAACAGCTATAAGTCTCAGCTTTATTAGAATCAAATCTAACTTTGATATCTTGACCTTCAGTTATATTGGCCATGAATTGCCCTTTGGTGACCTCCAAGACGGCATCCTGCTTATGATTTTTATAACGGATAATAATTTGAGCTTCGGCACCTTCATACGGAAACTTTAAATCCAATGGGTTGCTTGCGGACACGTGAGCAAAATACATTGTCTTTGAAGTTATTTTATCTTCCTCCTCATTATATTGCCAATTTGAAATTGAAGAAACTATTTGATTGCCAATGGTAGAATCAGTAGGCGAAATGGTTTCGGTAGCTTCGTCAGTATGGCTATTCTGTTTTGCTGAAGATTTATTACTATTCGATTCCGATATTATTACACCTACAATAACGATAAAAGCGAATATCAATAAAAATACAGCCACTTTGTCTGCCGTACTATTCGAGGAAACGTTTTTTGTTGGCCTTGCTTCGTTCTGAGCTGTTATTCCTTTACCTGGGCTAAATTTATGACCACAAGCCAGACAGGTGATAATTATCTTATTGCTCCCAATGGTCCCGGCCAAAAGGCCAACGCCACCAGTAAGAACTGCGCCAGCTACTGCTTTCTTACCGCTGAAGCCTTTTTTCTCTGAATGAAGTTGTGTTGAATTGCATTTCGGGCAGTGAATTTCGTTAGACATGGGTTTGAGTTTAAAAATTAAAGTATCAGGGAAAAATAACGAAGATTACAGCGGTTTTTCACATTGACTTATTGACTGAATCAACGTTACTTCGTGAATAAGTGCGGCGCTAACATATAAATAAAAGTTCTAAACTTGTAATGATAAACGTTAAAGATTCAACGCAAAAACATCAATGTTATCGCTTATTGATATAAGTCAATTTGTAGGATATTAAGATATTTTTAATTGTAAAATCGTTTTATATATCATAAATTCATTGTCCAACTTAACTGGATTCCTAACCTCAAAACCCTACTTAAATGTTGTACCAATTCACTGCAACCTAATTCGTTGTTTTCTTTTACTTTTGCGGTCTTCAACCGGGCGAACCCGGTAAAAATATTGGATACTTTAGTTTACCAACGCGATTCAAAACTGGCAATTTTAATGCGAAACTGGTAACTACAAGTATGCGCCGATAAGGCGCAGCTATGTAGTTGTGGTTTCGCGGGGATGCCAGTCCCTGAATCGCTGCAATGAAGGCTGCGCCCTTTTTATCATATCTATCCCATCAGACACCAACCAGGCGGCGATAATTGTTCACATTAAACTGCTACTTTGATGAATGCTAAAGAAATTCCATTGGCCTGCACTACGTGCCGCCGTCATTGTCCGTATTATCATCAGGCGATAAGGAAGCGATTTGATTGTTTATTTGTTCTTGAACAACATCAGGCTCAAGGCCGCGTTGTAAAGCCTCAATTGCTCCAACATGCTGTAAGTTCAATTTTAGTAATACCTCCGATTTCTGTCCCTGGGCAATTATTGTATTTAAACTGATAAGGAGGTTATGATACTGCGTTTTGAAAAACTGATCATTTTGCTCCAATAGCCTGATATAACGCTCTTGAATAGTGCCGCCGCTGATATTTTCAGTTGCGGCATTGTTTTTTTGAGATAATATGACTTTCGCTGCTGTCGTTTCAGGAACTATGTTAAAAACTTCATAGAACTTTTTTATAAATTTTTCACTTGGGGACAATTTCTTACTGAGGTAACTGCTTACATTCCCCTTTGTATAGCCAGTCTTTTCTGCAATTGCAGAGACTGGCCGCTTGAGCCCCAATCTTTCTACATCGTAATAAAACCTTTCAATTATTTCTTGTGTAAGCATTTGCAACTTTGTTTCAAAAATAAATACCAAAAAAGTTCTATTATTATTTTTAAAGTTCCAAAATAGTTCTATTTTTACATCATCAAATCAGACAATCAAATATAATCAACAAAATGAAACTCACACAAACAGCTATAGGACAGATCAAAGACCCGGATATCAGGCGTGAGTTAACTAATGTTCTCTTATGTACTGATCAAACTATAATTCGGTATATCAATAGGAATGAGAAAAATGGTCCGCTAACAACTATTGCAGCACTTAATAAGATTAAGGAATGTACAGGCTTAACTGAAGCCGAGATATTGGAATCAGAGCAGGAAGGCGAACCGGTACATGTCGGTAAGTAGGATACAAACATAATACGCGGTTTTCATCCCGTCAAGACCCTTAACTGAATCATAACAAAAATCAACATGCAAAATTTTAAAGCTCTTTCAAATTCCACTAAAGAGGTAAAGGAATTAATAAACATGTTAAAGGATATACAACAGAGTGGAAGCCTTACGACTGATCAGATTTTGGCTTTAGGAAAGATAAAAGCGGCCGTAGTTGACCGCTTTATTGAAAATAATTCAGGAATAAACAGCATTGGTTTTTGGAATCGCTTGCTCCAGTTCTTCAGAATAAAAAATGCTCTTTTTAAAGGTTGAATCTGTTTTGCTCCAATAAATGCAAGTGATTTCGGCGCCTGTTAAATGAATTGACATAATTGGTCCATGATCACCCGAAGCTTTGTGACGAACCAGATCACCTACTTTGAAATCATTCATATCTGTAAAGTTTTGGTAGACCTAAAGATATGAAAACGCCTGCTAAAGTCCCCGGGCAACCGGGGCAGGCAGGACTAAAATCAACCGTTACCCATGATCGTAAACCTAACACCCGAACAAATTAAGGCAGCCATTGCCCGCATTAATTCTTTCTTATGCCAAAACTCCTTACCATAAAAGATATAGCACAGATCGCCCAGGTTGCTGAACCGACAGTACGCGGATGGATCAGTAAGAGAAAATTCGATGCTATAAAGTTACCGCAGGGCATACGTGTAAAGGAAAGCGTATTTGAAAAGTATCTCGAAAAGCGAACTATCAAGGCAAAATCATAGATGAAGAACCATTGATCTGAAACCTTATTAAAACATTTTCGCTTACCTCAGACCACGAATTTAAACCACACTGTTATGCTCACCGAATTACTAACCGACCATATGGTAGACGACATAGCCCCACAGGACGAAGCTATGGATTGCTTCAGAAGCAACTTTCGGTTATGGAAGTGTAACGTAACTCAGGACGGTAAGTTAATGATCTACCGTGTCAACGGTGACGCGAAAGAGTGGTTAACAAAAGCACAGGAAATCATTAAATCAGGTCACCTGCCTCTGGTCGCAGAATTGGTTACCGAGATAACAGGTACGTTTATTCATATAATTTATAAACCATAATAACGATTGCTATGGAAATTAAAAACGCAATTATAGAATCAGTTACCATTGACGATGGTGATCGTGGATTGCTGACCGCTTGGCTTTATCTTGATTATGGCGGGAGTGGACAAGGCTTTGGAGGTTATACATTATATCTATCCAAATCATTTAAACATCATGGCGAGCCGGGCAATTATGCAGGTCACTTTATATACAGATGCATGGAGATTGCGGGGGTAAAAAATTGGGCTGACATGAAGGGGAAGACTATCCGTGTAAAGGCCGAGAATTCAAAGATTCATGCTATCGGCCACATCGTAAAAGATGATTGGTTTGATCCTGCTCATGACTTTGAACAAATGCAACTCGCATTCAAAAATAAATCTGTCGAAGTCAATTAAAAACCACAGCCATGAAAGTATTTAAATCAAATTTCGACTTCTATGTTGACCCGAAGTATTTCGGCTTTAAACGAGAAGGTACTTATATAACCGCTGAATACGCCGCTATTGTAGACGGTAATACCATTAAGCAGGTTACGATTATGGAAGTATCGGCATCTCCTGATGTATTCGGGTTTATATCGCTTCATGAAAAATGGTTTGAAGTGAACAGACTAATGGACGCCGCCGCAAAAGATCATGCTATTAAAGAACTCAGCGGCATGGATAGCAATATTCACCCTACGATTATGAAGGCAGTTCCGCAGCAGCAGAACCAGACTGGTGATCTAATCGAATCACTGAGCAATATCAACGAACATTTTCGCGGCGCATTAGCCAGTGTAATAAAATAATTATGGATGGTTCTGGCCGGCCAGATAAAAGTATCACCGGCTTTTTTTTAACCCCTCAATCCCAACCAATGAAACATAAAGTAGAATTAATCCCGATAGTTCTTTTCAGTATATCATTTCTCGGCGCCTGCATTTGTGCTTACGTAATGTACCGCATGCGCAAAGACGACATAACTGAGATCGAAGAATACTATAAAGACAGTGAACGACCTTTTGTTAAAAAACGCTAAATCATTAACCGTGGAACAAACAACATTACAAGTCTACCAGCTTATTGCTGTATGTACTGTACTAATCATCGGCATTTTCTTTCTCATTATATGCTCAGGCAAAAAAGAGCCCACCCAGCTGGTAACGCATAACATGAAGGTGGATTATATCAAAGTTAACAACTCTGTGCGTGCGTGTTGCTGCGAAAAACAATTAAAAGAAGCAATAGCAGCTGTTGACGCCTTTTTTGTCCGGCATCATAAATCAGACAAAGACAACAAAGACCTAATGATGTATTACACGTTCCTTTTGCGTTCCTTGTCTGAAAAGAAAAGCCAGATCAATGCAATCGAAGAAATCACAGCGTGAGGTTTACATGCCGCCTGGTTATGTCATTGTGCGGATATGCATAGGTCTTGTGGCAGTTATGATGGCATGGGCAGGGATAAAGATAATTAAACTTCTTTTTTTAATCATGTAGAGGTACGTATAAACCGGTCTTATTCTTAGGGCTGGTATTTAAAAAGATTAAACGCTCTTTTCATAATATGAAGATGAATGATTATGTAAGGTTTTGGGACAATTCAATTAGACGATGGAAATATGAACATCGTTTGAATATGGAGAAAAAGATTGGAAGATCGTTATTGCCTAGTGAGCATGTGCATCACATAGACAGCAATCCCAAAAATAACAATCCTGAAAATCTTATGATAGTTAGCCCTGAAGAGCATGCGCGGATACATAAACCGGGTAAGAAAGATATTAGACGCCGTCTTTGTAATAGAAAGCATCACGCCAAAGGGTTTTGTAAAACGCATTATAAATCTATCTGTTTAAAGGGTACGATCAATCAAAGCCGGTAACTATTCCTGGTATGCCGGCTTCTTTTAAAAATTATTATATGAATAAAGAACAATTGCATTCTGAATTTGAGGATTGTTTTGAAACTGCCACCCGCGCAAGTGAAGGCGGATATGGCGCAGATACAACCGATCAATCGAGATTATGGAAAGAATTTAATCCTAAGCTGGATCAGTTTGTAAAGGATCGCGTCATTGCTTTTGGTAATTACTTAAGAAATCTAACTATAGGCGAATTGGTCAGATACGATGTACAACAGCATTATGACCGATTTCTCAAAAAGTAAACTCTTTGTTTTTCATGGCTACGGGTTAAAGGTTTATGATTAGGTTCCGGCGGCCGAGCTGTCGCCGGTTTTTTAACAACTCAATTTTTTTTATGCAAATAGAAATTTCAAAACAAAGCACCGAAGTAGTCGAAGTAAAGATTCCTTCTTTCTTCAAAGAACATAAGATTCTTTTCTATGCGATTACTGATGCAGGTGTTATCACAGTTAGTGGCGATTCGGTTATAACCGTGAATGCTTTATCGAATAAATCGAATTATCAGAAAACTATAGCGCGGATAATCAATTGCGAAGAAAGTAATCAGGAGGAATTTTTTGAGGCATATCATCAGGCTCAGAAAAATATTGCATATCAATTCAATCAGATTCAGAGCGACAAAGGATAAGGCTCAGATCAGCAACTCAAACCAAAGCCCCGGAAGGAAGGCCGGGGCTATTTTAGAAAGCAAATTCTTAAAGACAAATACAAATCTATGTTTAAAAAATTGGAAAACAATCGCCCTTTCGCAAAAATAGCCTTTGAAGGTTTTGCCGGTGACGGTAAATCATTCACGGCTACACAGGTTGCCATCGGCATCCATAAGTTAATTCAGTCCAAAAAGCCTATTGCCATCTTCGATACGGAAAGAGCCTTTAAAGCTCTGAAACCACAGTTTGACGCTGCAGGCATAGAAGCGGTAGTTGATGACGAAAACCGTAGCCTTGAAGCCTTGAACCAGGCAATCAAGTGGTGCGAAGAAGGTAACGCCGATGTGTTAATCATTGATTCAATAACTCATGTATACGAAGCATATCTGCAGGCATACATGAAATCGAAGAACCGGGTAAGGCTGCAATTCGATGACTGGGGAATCCTTAAACCAATGTGGAAGGAAAAGTTCTCTACGCCTTTCGTGCAGGCAAAAGTGCATATCATTTTCACCGGTCGCGCCGGTTATGAATATTCAGACGAAAAGAACGAAGAAACAGGAAAGCGTGAGATACGCAAATCTGGCATTAAAATGAAGGCCGAAAATGAAACAGCATTCGAGCCGGATATTCTGGTGCTGATGGAAAAGGAAATGCAGGTGCTTACCGACAAAAAACAGGTTTGGCGCGAAGCGACTATTTTAAAGGACCGTACCACTGTCATAGACGGGAAGACTTTCAAGAATCCCTCCTTCAATGACTTTTATCCTGCTATTGCCCAGTTACTTGATGGCACCATCCGCGAGTATTCCGGAAACGAAATCCCCGATTCATTCGAGGATTGGGAAAGCCGGTTTAATGCCCAGAAGATTAAGAAAGGGAAAGTAATCAGCGAAATAGAGGGAGCCTTCAATCTGATGAAGTTAAGCACGGGAGCCGCCGATAAACAATTAAAGGCGGCTACGCTGAAGAAAGTATTTAATGTGCTTTCCATCGATAAGCTGGAAGATCTGAACCTGGGCATTCTTAACGATGGGTTGGAAATTATGAACGACTTCGCCAATGCATACAACATCTATATGCAGCAGTGCCTGGATGATCAGAAAACGCCTGACCTGAAAAATGGCGTTGCCCCGATATTGGAAGACATTATTAAAGAACGCCGGGAGCCGTTGGCAATTTTAGATAAGTAATGGAAAAGCTATCCTTAAATGGACATATAGACGACAAGGGCAACCTCCATGTTCATAACAAGGATAGGCTACTTGAATGGGCGCGGCAATATCCCGGTAAGAATCTTATAATAAAATTCGAGCGCAAAGGAAGCAAACGAAGTGATCCGCAGAATAGATACTACTGGGGTATTGTCATAAAAGAAATCACGCTACGCCTACGTGAATTAGGCCATCAATGGATAAGTGATGAAGATGTACACGATATGATGAAGCTCAAATTTAATTGTGAGCAGGTAGCCAGTGAAAACGGTGAATTAATGGAGCTTCCCAAAAGTACTACCGAATTAACAAAGACGCAGTTTAACGAGTATGTGGAGAACGTAAGAATGTGGGCCAGTGAATTTCTAGGCCTATGTATTCCTGATCCGAATCAGAATTTAACAATGCAGTTTTAGTATGATTTACAAAATACCGAAAGATAAGATTGACGAAATAGCACAAAAGCACGGGTATGTCTGTTTCGATTATCAGGAAAACATTGGTATGGCAAGCTATTCGGATGGCAACACCCGTATTAATGTATATCTCACTAAAATGACCGTTGCCACCTGTCTTAATCATCCAAAGAAAGGAGCCACCCAATTATTCCGCCGAAATGTGACGGTGAAAATGATGGAGGAGATATTTGAATACCCGCGTAAACATACTGGCAAAGGATATTATAAAAAATAATGTATCAACGTTCAACCATACAACCTAAACTGGGCTTTTGTGCCCTATGTGCGAACAATAAAAAAATACCGCTGATAGCTGGTCTTTGTAATAACCATTATTGGGAAACCAGAAGAATTAAATCAGCGGTGAAAGCACAGGCGAAGGTCTTAAACGATAACCCGGATTTATCGACTGTAATCGACGACCTTGACATCATCTTTTCACAGGTCGTGAGGTTAAGCTATGCTGATGAATATGGAAACGTAGAGTGTTATACGTGCGGCACCGTGAAGCACTGGAAGCAAATGCAATGCGGTCACTTTATCCCCCGCGCCCATATGTTCACAAGATTCAGCGAAGATAACACCCGCCCACAATGTAAGAATTGCAATGAACATAAGGACGGTAATCTTATCGCCTTCGCTGAACACCTGGAACGTGACCGTAAAGGATCAGTAGAAACCTTACAAGCAAACGCCCGAATAATATGCCATTACTCTATTGATGAATTAAAATCAATGATAGGGGCATACTCGAAGAAGAAAAAAGAATTATTAAAAGGAATTTATCAATAAATGGTCCCTGTAGCGAACTCATATTTCAGTGGCGGCGGCCTTTTCGATATCGGCCTGAAGGAAGCCGGCATAAAAATCAATCAGTCCTTGGACCTCGATGCAGAAGCAACCGAAGTTATGAAGATTAACAGGCATTACTTCGACCATGAAATTTTAACCGAGGACATTACCAAAAGAACCGTGCTTAGTCAGCCGAATGCGGATATAATGACATTCACCTACCCATGTACAAAATATTCAGCTGCAGCTGATATAAAAAACGCGCGCACAGGCGATGAATTATTTCTGCATGCTCTTCGCCATATAGCTGTTTCAGGGATCGAAATGTACATCGTGGAGAATGTGCCCGGAATGCGAAAGTTCAAGTTAGTGATGGAGGCAATGACTAAGTTATCGGGTTATTATGTAAATGTCTTTTGTCCGATAAAAGCGCAATACTGGGTTCCGCAGGATCGTAAGAGGTTAATTGTTATCGGGTCAAAAAAGCCATTCTTTATTACGCCACCAAATGAAGCGGCTAACAGACCACGCATTAAAGATATCCTTGAAAATAATCCTGAAATTGAAATGCCTGATTATGTTTTAAGCCGACTAAAAGGCAAATACCGTGATAAACCTATCATTGTAGATCCCGATCAACCAGGCGTTATTGCTCCATGTTGTGTAGCGCATTATGCCAAGGATTTAGGTACCCGCCTGGTTAAAGATAAGAAATCAAAGCACGGCGTACGCCCCTTTACTATAAGGGAATACGCAAGGCTTCAGGGCGTTCCTGATGATTACATTTTTCCAGATAAACGAAGCAGCTATAAAATCATAGGTAACGGCGTGCCCGTACCCATGGCGCGCTGGGTTGGCATACAGGCAATGAGATACTTTAACTAATCCATCATGACCCTTGAAGACCAGACCAAACTAATCGAAGACCTGATTAAAGAGAATCCAGATACCACAATAAAGGACTTCTTAGAGTTGGCAAGAGAGATTGATAAAATAACAGAAATGGCAACATTAGTTAAACTACAAACCTTTTTACATGGTAGAGTTAACCGATCAAAGCCTGATGCCTTTCGGGGCTTTTAAAGGTCACAAACTGGCAAATGTCCCTGCATGGTACTTACTTAAAATTTATGACGAAGGATGGATTTTCGATAACCTGAAGAAATACATAGACGATAACCGGCAGGCATTAGAAAGAGAAAAGAAAGAGGCAAACAAACAGATGAGACGATAAACCAAAACTAATTACCAGAGTCCTTAAAAACCGATTTGTAGCATGGCGAAAGATCCCGCCTTTTCATTTTACGCACAGGATTACCTCGTAGACACGTTCCAGTGGGACCGAGGATCAAAATCACTCCATGTCGATTTACTGGCCCTTTCATGGATTAACGGATTTATTGAAGCTGATCCGTCCGGTACGCCTATTGGGTTAAGCGAGGAAGATAAAGCCCTTTGGCATGCCCGCGTTAAAACCAAATGGGATTTAAAAGATGGGAAATTGGTTAATCCACGGTTGGAAGAAAGTCGCGCCCAAAGAAAGAAATTTTTAGCCGGTCAATCTGAAAAAGGGAAGAAGTCTGCCGAAAAAAGAACCAAACAGCCACCGGAAATTAACCACGGTTCAGCCACGGTTCAACAGGGGAGCAACCATTTGAAATCTGAAATAGAAAAAGAAATAGAAATAGAAAACATAGATGGGGGTGTGGGGGGAGATTCGTTTTCGATCACTGTTGATCTGCCGCTGCCTGCAAATACTTTGGAAGCCGCAGAACGCAATCAGTTTGCGTTGACGCGAAGAAAAAATACTGCGCATATTCAGGCGCAATGGACGGTATTTCTTGCCGAGCGCGTTCACGATCCGCCAGAACGGAAAAGTCAGTTCAAGCAAATTTCTGATCTGACATCCTATTTCCTTAACTGGATACGAAACAAACATCCAAACAATGTTAAACAAAGAGTTGAACAAGTTGGCCGCCAGTTTGAACCTGACTGAAAATGAACAGGAGCCATACCTTCTTACGAAAGAGGAAGAAGAACGGGCGATCGACAATGCTGTTATCCGAGCCAAACAGCATGCTGCATGGAAGATGCGACGGCTCTTAATGTCGCAGGAGGAAATTTTTATCAAGCTCAGTGAAATTGACTGGACAGAACGTATAGACAAGGAAGGCGTTTTAAAGCTCGCCAATACTGCAAAATTGCAGGACCAATGGAATGAGCGGCAGCGTGATAAGCGTCGACAACAAGAGTCTGACAGGTTGAACCAGCTGCATGAGTTCTGGACGTATTCAAGGGTATTCAACCTGATGAAATGGAATAGCGAAAATGTGTTTGGGAAACCATTCAAACAGACGGCCGAAAACCTGCCGGTTATAAAAGCGCTCTGTTTTTTTGTGAGCAGGAATGACAGGTTCATGGAATTAGGTTATGACCCACTGAAAGGTTTACTCATCCGAGGCCCATCAGGAACCGGTAAAACGCATTTGGTCCGATGTATAGAAAACAATGGCATCAATCCAATTTTAACGCAATCGATGCTTGAAATAACCGAAAGGATCAAGGATTATGGAGAATTTAAATTTGAATTGAACGGGCAAAAAATAATATATCTGGATGATGTCGGTACTGAGGAACCCGTTGTAAACTTCTTCGGAACAAAGATTGCCTGGTTCAAAAACTTTATTGAAGGCGTTTATTTGAAAACAAAACTATTTAATCATCTCATCATTTCAAGCAATCTCAATTTCAAAGGAATAGAAGACCAATATGGATATCGTGTAGCAAGTAGAATGCGCGAAATGTTCAATGTGGTTGATTTAAAAGGATTGGATTTAAGAGATAAGAAAAATTTAAAATATGATTACCCTAACCTCGCTACAAAAAGGCAGTTTAATGGATAAAGCGCCTGATAAGAAGACCTGCATACGCTGTAAAGAAGAGAAAGATCTAAAAGAATTTAGAAAAGACGAAAGCATGAAAGACAACAAAAGCAGCGTATGCCGCGCCTGTGCAAAAGAAAGGACCAACCAAAATAAGCTGCGGCGCATAGAATACGGCAAACAATTCTTTGACGCTAAAACATCGGCATTCTGATGCGGCCCAAACGAGTAGATAGCAATCAGAAACATATTGTAAAGCAGCTAAGGAAATTAGGCGTATCAGTTCAGCACCTGCACATGGTAGGTCAAGGATGCCCGGATCTTTTATTGGGAGTCAGAAAACAAAATTTCCTGATCGAATTGAAAGACGATTCAAAACCGCCCAGCGCGAAAAAGTTGACAAAAGACGAAGAAGATTTTTTCAACGAATGGAAAGGCCAGGTAAATAAATGCGAAACGCTCGAAGATATTTTAAAAGTCATCGGATTTTAAACGTAATCAAATGAACACCAAAAAGACGGTCCTTTCCAAATTACAGGAAAGATACATAGATGAAAACTGGGAGCAATTTACTCACGAAGCGATAGCGGCTACGATCAAAGTAGCGCCATCGGTCGTTTCCTATTACTGCCAGCAGAAAGGATATCGAAAAATGAAAAAGGCTATTCAGCGCATAGAGGAAAAAGTAAAAGAGGATCAGCAAAAGAAGCGAATTAACCGCCCTCCAGCCATCTACAGCAACCGTTCCCATGAGGAAGTATTGAATTACTATGAAAATCTGGAAGTGTAATGCCAATAAGCGAAGTTTACAACGAAGATAATATGATCGGCATGGCCCGATACCCGGATAAGTTCTTTGATCTGGCTATAGTTGATCCTCCGTATGGGATAGGTCGGGATGGCTCTGTAAAAACTACCAGTAAGCATGGCGGAAGAAAGGCACACGCTTTTAAGGGATGGGATGACAAAATACCAAGCAGAAAATATTTCGATGAGTTATTTAGAGTATCCAAAAACCAAATAATATGGGGGGCAAATTATTTCACAGAGTTTTTGCCGCCTTCTATGGGTTGGATTTTTTGGGATAAGGGTCAAAGAATATGCAATAGTGACGGGGAGCTAGCTTATAGTTCATTTGATCGCGCATTAAGATGTGTCGTTAAAAACAGGGTTGAGTTGCTAATTGAAGGCACTATTCATCCAACCCAAAAACCAATTTATTTATATCGATGGTTGCTTACCAACTACGCCCAACCCGGCTTTAAAATCTTCGACACGCACATGGGTAGCCAATCTTCCCGTATAGCAGCTTTTCAAATGGGCTTTGATTATTGGGGATGGGAAATAGACAAAGATTATTTCGAGGCCGGTAACAAACGATTTAAAGAACAAACTGCACAAGGACAACTAAATTTTAAACCATGATAAAAACCCTCTTATTCTTCCTCGCCATAGCTTTTATACTCGCTTACCTGGCAGGAGCGAAAATAAATATGAAGCCCTTCAGCATAAAGTTTACCACACCTGCCTTAGCCATTGGCGTACTACTTATTGGGATAGGCTTGATCATCTGTTATTATAGCTTCTACGGTAAAGGATATGATCACGGATGGGAAGATAGCAGGAACAATATTACGGGGCCGGTTAAAACAGTGAAGCCATGAAGGTATTAACGTATTCCCAACGATTCCCCAAAGGGCATCCGAAGGCAGGACAACCGACCTACTTCGTTGAAAAAGTTATGGCATGCCTTGCCGATGTTGTTCCCGGCTGGAAGATGAAAAACGACTTCGTCCAATACGATTGGTATGAATACTATAACTGTACAATGCCTAAAGGACATACGGTAAGAATCGGCAACCATTGGAAAGCCGGAGATATGGCAAGTCTTCGGGTATGGTCTGGCCTACCTTATCGAAGCAAGCAAATTGAGTTTGCGCAAGTGGAGATTAAGAAAGTATGGGCTTTCGAACTGCGGCCAGTAAAGGTACATCTTGCGCGAGAAATAGAAATATATGGCTTCATCAATGATGAGTTGGTGACTAAGCCAGAAGCGAAGTTGTTGGCAAGTAATGACGGCTTGACCGTAGAAGATTTCGAATCGTGGTTTTGTCCTGATGGGACAAAGTTCATATTAAGCCTTCCAATTTTCACCGGCCAAATAATATGTTGGTCAGATAAGATAAACTATTGAACCGGTAAACCTGATTTAAAACATTAAAAGTAATAGCATGAGCAAAGAAATTACCGCAATCGATTACGATAGCCTTTTAAAAGTCTTTATAAGCAAAGATGAATTGAGACCTCAAATGATGCAAGCAAATACCGTTGGCGATAAAACGTATGCTACTGATGGACATTCGCTTATTATCATACCAAACGATTATTTGCGACAAACATACCAAGCCCATCCGAAGACCCCCAAATATCAGGCAGTAATCGATCAGATAAATCCTTGCGAACCCATTACTTTTAAAGACACCGATCTTTTCAAAGCACTTCAAGTGCATCCAAAAGTTTACGACACGGCACCATGCGATAAATGTGACGGTGAAGGAGAATGTAATCATTGCGGCGCTAAGTGCGAAGAATGCGATGGTGACGGATGGGTAGAAGATAGACGCTTACCAATGGTTTATAGCGATGAAGCAACCATTCAAATCGGGGATAAATATTATACACCCCTTCAATTAGGTAAGCTCGAAAAAGTGATTATTGAACTAATGGAGGAAACATTCCAGATAATTGGATTTTCAGGTGCCGCAGCGCTATTTAAGGTTGGCGCGATAGAAATTATTATAGCACGTATGGACGTGGAAGGCCGCGAAGAAAAATATCCCAATTGTGAACTGAAACCGATAACCCCCTAACCCATGTACACAAACCCACAACCCACTATCCAAGAAATGAACCGCACTATAGCTGAGTTCGACGGATGGATATATACCGAATCAGGTAAATCAGCAAAGAAAGGAAAGAACGGTAATAGCTATCCTTCAAACGCTATCCGATATCATGACAAATGGTTCTGGCTAAAACCGGTCATAGATAAGATATTCACCTATGCCTTAGCTTATCCGGAACAGGTTAAACCTATTATCGAAATGCGGATAGTGGTTCATATCAAAGCAGCTCATGAAAAAGTATATGAGTTTGCAAAATGGTATTTGGAAAATGAAAAACCAACAAAAAAGGCCGGCCTATAACTAAAATTGTGAAGAAATGAAATGATGAAACCCCGGTTCCCTTCAATATGCTCATGGTGCTCATATGGCTGTACCCTGCCGAAAGATAACTCGGCAGGAGCAATAACATGGTGTTCAAATGACCATTTTGATAATAAAGGGGAAAATAACTGGCCTAATAAAAGCGAATGTGACGATTTGGAGATTGAAAAAGGCGTCACGCAACTTGAAATAAATTATTGGCGATATGCATGGAAGGTAGTTGCATTGAATAATACGCTAATAAATCACTCTATTAAAATGTTGAATGAAATAAAATGAAACACCTGATAGCCCTCACAATACTCTTTGCTGCCTGCCATCCGGTAAGGAACATGCAGGTATCTATCCCGGAAACCTATAAAGGGTATGGTCTAAAAGATACCCTTTGCATATACAACGGAACATCGGTTTATAAAATACCTATATATACTCCTTTTGCTTTGTTTTCCACTGAGGACAAAATCGACACCATTCACGAAGTAATGTTTATATCAACCCGAGTACCAGGTATAGGCGTAGCCCATTACGGACTGGCTATAGTCAGAAACGGCATATGCATTACCCATATGGATTGTCATGGACATGTCTTGAAACCATCAGTGTACGTGTGGAGTTGTGAAACGGAAAGGAAAAGGAGGGGACAATGAATAGAGAAATAAAATACCGCGCATGGGACGGTAAACAAATGCACCATAGTCCTGCACTATCGGAAGGTGCGCAGCATTTGGCAAGTTGGTTTGAGGCTCATTCTGTTTTCGGGCCTGAAGGGAAAGAAAGCGTTTTCATGGATTTCTCAGGCATTAGCGATAAGAAAGGCAAAGAAGTTTATGAAGGAGATATAATTGATTTGTCAGGGAAGTATAAATACAAAGTTGTCTTTGAAGATGCAAAGTTTGTATGCTACCATCTTACTAATCCTGAATGGGGTCGCTGGGGTGATTTAAGAAGGTTAACCGATTCTGATTTTATTGACTATCGCTGGGAAGTAATCGGCAACATCTATGAGAACCCGGAACTATTAAACAAAATACAAAACAACTAAAAAGGAAGGGAAATAAAATGACACCGGAAGAACTATTAAAACCGCGCTTTATTGTTATTCTGCCGTGGCCGAATGGTAGTTATGAACGGGGACAAGTTTGCGACGTATTCGAATCGGACGGCAAATTAAAGTTATGTGGAGATAGCAAGATTGAACCGGAAAAATGGCTTTCACATTTCAGAAAAGCGAAATGGTATGAGCATAGAACCATTGAACAATTGACTTCAATAAAGTACATGAGAATATTGGAAGGTAAGAGCAATTATTATGTACCCGGAGATATTGTAGAAGTCAAAGGCATGACATATAATAATCCGGTTTTGATCAATGGAGAGCATAACATTCTCTTTGATCTCAAAGGGCACCACTTCCCTGCATCACAATTAGAACCCGCAACCAAACAGCAATACGAGACGCGGGAAAACTATCTAAAGCAAAAACAATGAGTATAGCCACTAAATGCACTTGCTATATGTCCATAAGCGGATATTGTAATTCAAGTGTTAAAGAATGCAGGCAATTACACCGAACAATGGAGAATAACACCAATAACACCTTACCTGCGTCTGTGCAGGAACAGATAGAAAAAGAATCACTAGCTAAATATAAATGCAAACTGAACGGAACTGCTTCGCATTATAATCATCAAAATGCCTGTAGAAAAGGCTATATCGCAGGTGCCACAGAATACGCCCTAAAACTCGAACAGGCAAAGAAGCTGCTTGAAAGGATATTATCCCGGTATAACGAAGGAATATTACCAGAATGGACTATCTATAACGATATAAAAACATTTTTAGATGGAAGTAAATAAAGAACTAACTGCCGAAACATTGGCTATTATAGATATGGAGGCGAACGATTATTTAGCCCGAAAAGGAATAAACTTTTCTGATGATTCATGGCAAGGCTATTGCGCGGGCGCTATTGAATGGGCTAAAAAGTGCAAGTCATTAAAAGAGGAAAACTCCCGCCTAAAACAAGCCCAACAAGCAATATGGGTGAAGGCGAGTGAACCGAACATCAAAGAAGGTGAATATGTTGCAAAGTTTTTTGCAACGGAAATGAATCTTATTCACCCCTTTGTTGGAATGGCTTTTGTTGAGAAAGATTTCATAAGATTATGCTGCCCGGGCCATTATGATAAAAAATGGCGTAAAGGCCATGAAGAACTTCAACACGTACAAATCCTCCATGAATCTTCTTCCACCTCCAATTACTCAGCACTAAAAGAAGAAAACGAAAAGCTGAACGAATCCTGCAAAAAACTATTTGATCAAAATACTCGCTTCTATAACGACTATGTGGCACTAAAAGAAAAGGCCGCTAAGATGGAAGAAGTATTAAAGCAGGTTCATGCCGATGCTAAATATGGAATACCTGTCGATCTGGCTATCGGGACCAAAGCCGGTGTTGCCTGCATGAAAATTGAAAAGTTAACACGCGAATGGGAAAAGGAGGAAGGCAATGGATAATGCACCAGCCGGCGCCGAATTTAGCCCATGTGGTAAATACCGGTATGCGCTTTGGCGAATATGGGATGACACCAAACCGAAGGTTATGTTCATTGGCCTTAATCCCTCCACCGCGGGCAAATGGAAGAACGGCCCTACAATAAGACGCGTAATGTCATTCGCTCAGCACTGGGACTTTGGCGGCGTTTACATGGTGAACCTATTCGCATTTGTAACAGCTTATCCCAATGAGCTTATGATATGCGATGACCCGATAAACGGAAATGATGAATGGTTACCAAAGATCAGTAGCTTATGCAGCGAGATAATATTCGCATGGGGGAATTTTAAAGAGGCGCAGGACCGGGCAAAGAAAGTCATTGAAATGTTTCCGAATGCGAAGGCGCTGCATATCAATAAAAATGGTTCACCGAAGCATCCGTTATATGTAAGGGGCGATGTCGTACCAATTAAATTTAGGGAGGAAGGCAAATGAGAATCGCCAATATTGAAGTGCCGGCATTGCGGGGAAGAGAAGGTTTAATTTTTAACCACAATAATAAAAAATGAAACAAATCCGACTGCTCGAAATGGCGAGCGAAGAAATCAAACAGTTAAGACATCAGAACCAGTTAATGGCCGCAAAACTTGAAGTATACGACGGCTTAATGCTATTATTCAGAACGGAACCGAACCACCAGGAACACGGCATGATGCACCCCGATATCATGTATGAACTGAATAAATACATTGAATACGAAAAGAGTAAAGACGCATCAAAAGAAATGGAAGCTCCGCGCATAGCAAGGGCAAAAGACGAATAACCCACGGCCGGCATTATCCCCGGCCTCTAATACTAAAACTATGGAAAACCAAATAATAGAATTAATTAGAGAAGGTAAATCGAATAAAGAGATTGCAGCCGCCACTAACTCTACCGAAGGGGCGATAAAAGATCGCATTCATCGGCTGCTGAGAAAATATAATTGTAAGAATAGAATACAGCTTGCCTTTCACGCAACTACTGTTCCACACGGAACTATCGAAAGATAGGCGTTAGTAAATAAATATTCCAAACCTATGGGCCAATTTGTAGTATACACCGAAATCGGTGGTTTTAAGTATTTCCTTCGATTCCACGATGCTTTTTACACGTTGGAAGGCCTGATCAACAATGCAACGGATTTTGAAACAATTGAGGCGGCAAGGGAATCGGCGCCAACCGACCCCCGATTCGAGGTGCAGCCAACCGGCGAGCAGCCTAAATACCAAAAAATACCTCTGCGTGACCGGTTGAAGGAACTACGTACCGCCGCCGGCCATACCCAGCAACAGGTAGCAAACATGTTAAACCTCCATATCAAAACCTACCAGGCGTACGAGCAGGGGACGTGCTTTCCAACGAACGATGGCATTATCTCTCTCGCAAAGTTCTTCGGCATAACGATTCAGGAACTTGTTAAAGGCAAAATGGTTTCAGAAACACGGATTTTGTGCTAATTTTGAATTGCTAAAATATTTAGTATTTAATGGCTGGACGACCAACGGAATATAAAGACGAGTATTGTATACAGGTGGAAAAGCTGTGTAAGCTAGGTGCCACCGATAAGGAAATTGCCGATTTTTTTGACGTGGAAGAATCAACAATAAATAACTGGAAAATAGCACATCCTGAATTTTTGGAGTCAGTTAAGAAAGGAAAAATTTGGGCAGATGCCGAAGTAGCTCATTCCTTCCATAAAAGAGCAACCGGTTACAAATACGACGAGGTCACTTATGAGAAAATTGCCGAAGCTGAAGATGGCATGAAGGTTGACAATGAGGGAGATATCGAAGACACGAAAAAGGAAATATACAAACGTAAGGTCGTGACCAAAGAGGTGCCACCCGATGGCGGATCTGCATTAAACTGGTTGAAGAATCGCCAAAAGGATAAATGGCGTGATAAACAGGAGATAGAAAGTACAAACATTAACTACAATTCTAAGGATTTAACCCCTGATGAAATAAAAGCCATTGGCAAGGCCCTGGAGGATGAATGTTGATGAAGATAAACTCAAAGTATGCCGGTTCAAGTGCCGGCAATCGCTGTTATTCCAAACCAGGTGGCTATATAAGCAGCGACAGGGCCGAAAATTCATTGTAGCCGAACCCCACAGACTTATTGCGGAAGCTCTTGAAAAAGTTTTTCGGGGTGAATTAACCCGGCTTATCATCAATATAGCGCCCCGCTACGGGAAAACGGAGTTGGCCGTGAAAAATGCTATTGCTCACGGTTTGGCATTAAACCCTGCCGCCAAATTCATACATCTTACCTACTCAGCAAAGCTGGCCCTCGATAATTCAGAGGAAGCGAAGGATATTGTTACCAGTGAACCATTCCAGCAACTTTTCGACGTACAGATTAAAAAAGACAGCAAGGCAAAAGACAAATGGTATACAACTGCAGGCGGTGGTGTATATGCTGCTGCCACCGGTGGGCAAGTAACCGGTTTCGGTGCCGGCAAGATCGACGAAGAAACAGAACTCGACGAGGGAACACTCGAAGAATTTTTTCAGGGCATGAACGACTTTATCGCAAAAGGGGAATTTGGGGGGGCTATCATTATCGACGACCCTATAAAACCGGAAGATGGATACAGCGAGGTAAAAAGAAACCGTGTTAATGACCGGTTTGAAACTACAATCCGAAACCGCGCCAATAGCAGAAAAACGCCTATAATCGTTATACAGCAGCGTGTACATGCCAATGATCTTAGCGGCTATCTGATGGAAATTGAGCCCGGGGAATGGACCGTATTGCGGTTACCGTGCCTTAAAAGCGATGGTACCGCCCTTTGGGAGCTAAAACATACGGTTGATGAACTATTGAAGCTCAAACGGATCAACGAGTACATCTTCGAGGCCCAATATCAGCAAAACCCGCAGAAGATCAAAAAAGGTGGCGAATGGCTATCTAATTTCAGCTATAACAGGCATGCAAAGAAACTGAAGTACGACAAGGATTACCCGGTACACATATCTATTGATAGCAACGTGTACCCCTATATTGCTATGACCGCCTGGCAGATAATCCCCGAGGGGCAAAAAACAAAAATTAGGCTCATTCATGAATTGCCTGCAGCGGACCCGGATAACACTGCCACGCGGGCAGGTAAAAAATTGGTGAACTGGCTAGTTTCAATCGGCTATACCGGTAAAGTCTTCCTATATGGGGATAAGTCCACGAAGAACCGCAACAATATAGACGACAATAAACGCACCTTCTTCATGATCATTGTCGAGGCCCTGTTAACCGCAGGCTTCAAGGTAGAGGATAAAGTACTCGCTGCCCCGCCTCCTGTACATTCAATAGGGGATTTCGTTAATGCCCTGCTATCGGGAGAAATTGAATCTCACGAAATTGAGGTTAATGCTATTTGTCTGACAGCGATTACGGACTTCCAAAACGTGAAGAAGGATGAAAACGGTAATATGCTGAAAGTCCGAATCAAGCACCCCACTATTGAGGATGTAACCTATGAGAAAGACGGCCACTTCACCGATACCTTTAAGGATTTTATAATTCAAGCTTTTTATCCCCTTTACCAGCAATTGGTTAATAAGCACAAAAAGCTAATCCCTGGTGGTATCAGCCAAGTAAACAGGCAATCCAACATTACTTTATAATATTTTTGTACTTTAGCTAAAGAATTTAGTAAAGTAAATCCCGTGTCATGTAAAAAGATTCAATATTCCAGAAAGAAAGCCAAACGGGTATTGGCAGCCCTTCAGCGAAAGCATCGATGGGAATGCCGCTGGTATCTATGCCCGTTTTGCAATACTTATCACCTCACAAGTCAACCACGATGAGCCTAACCATAGATCAGCTAAAAAATCTTTCATTCGGCTACCTTAATGGTGCCGATCTTTCGCGATATGCGGCGCCACAGTTATTGATTAAGCAGTATGAAGTTGATCCCGATAGCCTCGAAGATGGCTGCGATACGGCTTATGCTGAAATCATTGCAAAACTGGAAACGCGGTTCGATCTGACGGCCGAACTCGCTAAAGTGGCTTTGACTAATGCGGCCGCAACATCTACGATAACAACCGGGGCAGTAACAGCAATCAGTATAACCAATGCAGGAACAAGCTATGCCAGTGCGCCAATAGTTTCTTTTACCGGTGGCGGCGGAACAGGGGCGGCGGCAACTGCGGTGCTCACAAGTGGAAAAGTAACTGCTTTCAACATCACCAATGCAGGCACAGGTTACACTTCAGCGCCTACTGTTGTGCTTACCGGCGGCGAATCACCTGATACCCGCGCCCGTTTGCTCGTAAAGATTGCTTCAATATGGGCAATTCGTAACGCATTGGGCAATGCGCAGAACATTGCTGAAGCCATGCAAAACCATTTTAAATGGGCTGATCAAATGGTAAGCGATTTACGTAACGGCCAGGGAGGATTACCAGTAAAACAATCTGATACAACTACGGTAGGCTCAGGCGCCGAACTTATTGATTCATCATTTTCAACTTTAGGATAAATATGAAATTCTTAATCGGTCTTTATGTACGTTTTGTTTACGCATGTCGTGCATTGAAACAAATCAGGAAACCGCATTTAGGCGATATCGTGTATTATCAAGGCAGGAGATGTGAATTGTTACAAGGGGTTTCGGCTCCTTATTGGGATTTATGGTATGAAAAAGGGAAATTAAGACTGAATGGTATTCACGAAAGTATCTTCAAATTGCAGCCACTTTGGCGCCGGTTCTTTTTTTCATTTCGGTTTACCTATCGGTTCTTCATGAATTACTGGTATACTATTGATGTTCAAAATAAGGGCAATTTCATTTTTGACGGTAAACTTTGGAAAGCAACTAAACAAGCAATCTAACCCATGAACAGACGCGAACGCAGGGCGCAAGACCCACAGGTTCAGGAAAAAAAAGAAAAACATACACAGGCATCCGTACTCGGTGATATTGTGGGTGGGGCCGGAACCTCTGTCGGTAAAGGTGAATCCGGTGGATGGGGTATTGGCAGCCCGAACGCTAAACCTGCTACCGGCCAACAACCTTATGTTAATCCGTTTATTATTCCAAAATCCGCAGGTCTTACCATTACCTCCCAAACGTTCCCGTCAAACTACTATGTTGAATGGAATCTTTCAACATGGCGCGCCGCCTGCGACCAGGTTATTAATCAGGGGTATGCGTATTCATATGCCACACTGGTTACATGGGTATTTCAAAGTTCACCATTTGTTCAAAGCCTGTTTCGTGCCCTGGGCGCTGCCCTCGGCCGCATACCTTTTTTCATTGTAGATAAAAAAGGCAATAAGCTCGAAGATTGGACACAGGAATTATGTAACAAACCATGGCAAAAGGAACTCGATAAAGAGATTCTTTTTTCGCACTTCTGGGGCTTTACTGGCCTGAATTTCGACCCGATCGAGGGCCGGGTATATAAATACCCCATGCAGGAAATCGACCCGATTAACCAGCTTTTAAAGCAAAGCACATTCAGTTTTTATGACGGGGTACGATTTAAGGATTACGCCAACTTGCTTTTTGTTCAACCATCTACAGCACAGGAATCATTTCTCGGGTGGATGCAGCCAATAACACGCTCATTCATTCAGATGAACATGAATAAAAACAGTTGGGTAAATGCCGGCCGGCGTCTTGCCTTCCCCATGCTGGCTATTGGTTATCCGCAGGCTGATCAGGGTAATGACCCAACAACCGGGCTACCCATCAATCCGTATAAAAACCAGGCTGAAGCCATTGCCGCCAATATTGATCCTTCCAAAGCATTTGTATTCCCTTACACAATAGACGAAAAAGGGAATATTGTAAAATCCATTCAGGTAGACTTTGAAAAGCCGGGCACTGGAGCAAAAGCACATGATATATTTGTAGACTTCAATGAAAGCGAGAAAAACGAAATTCGTGAAATGATTCTCGGCGGCGACCTGACCGGAAATGCAGGCAAGAACGGTAGCCGATCGCTGGGTGAGGTGCAAGAAAGAAAACTCGAAACTGTAGTAGAAGACCTGGTGGAATGGATTCTTGCATATAAGAACGCCGAACAGCTTCCGAAGCTCCTGAACTACTACAAAAACGCTCCCGATGGAATCCGCTATGAAATCAACCGAGCCAAACAAATGCCCATTGACGATATTGTAAAGATGTCGGGCGTAGTAACCCAGAACGGCAAACGTCTTACAGATGCATTCTTTGAAGCTAATGGATTGGTAAAAGACTTTATCGAAGATGCACCGGTTGCGGCGCCAACAGCAAAAAGCAATAGCGACGATACTGAATTTGCCGCCGCCATCCCTTCCCGTTCACTCCTTTCAAAAAAAAAATCCTGATCGGCACTGAATATATTAACCTGAAACCGATCAAAGGCAAGAAACCTCGCATTATCCCCGATAAACTTTCTGAAGAAGAAAGGAGATATATTTTCCGTAATCGTAAAGGTAAGCTGATCTATAAGCCTATTTATGATACGTATAAAGAGTATTTCTTTGAAAATATTATTGAACAAACCGGCATCAAAGGCGCATTTGCGGCATTAAAAGACACCAGTATCTACGAACGGTACATGCTCAATGCCGCACAGTTCAGCGCCGCCAAATCAGCGGCGGAAGCAAAACTTATTCAGGCTGAGGTATTCGACGAAAAGAAGCAGGTACGTACCTATACTGAGTTTGAAAAGGCCGCAGAGCAGGTAACGAATATCAGTCAAAAGACCTGGTTGCGAGTTGAATATGAAAGCCAGCGCCGAGCCATAGTCATGGGCGAACAGTTCCGGCAGATGATGGAGGATAAAGAATTATATCCCTATTGGGTATACAAGGGAATGATGGATGACCGGGAACGACCGGAACATGTAGAACTCGAAGGGAAAGTATTCCGTATTGGCGACCCGGAAGGAGATTCATGTTGGCCGCCCAATGACTGGAATTGCAGGTGTGAAGGCGAATCAGTGGATGACGATTATCTGGGCGAAAAAGGCCTGAAACCTGTAACCAGCGAGGAGATAAATAAGTTCCTCGATGAAGACGTAGACGAACAATTTCGGTCTAATCCTGCGGTAGATGGAAGTTTACCCAGCACCGGCAGCTACTTTGATGTAATGGGCAGCGCCAATGAAGGTAATGCGGGCATGTTTGGCATGGATGATATAGATGACGATACACAATTGGAGGGACTGGCCGCCAAAGGGTTGCATTACCTGTTAGAGATCGTTGACGAATGGCGCAGTAACGAACCAGTAAACAAAAAAGGTGATATTATTTTCCAGAATAAGGAATTGTATTCCAATGTGAGATTTACCAGCAATTCACTGCACGAAGTTCAGAAACATTCACGCGGATTTGAGAATATACCGGCAACAGTTAAGAAGCCAGATGAAGTTTGGTCAACCTGGGAAGATGTGAATAAACAGCGTGTAGTGCTCAGGAATTATATTAAATTTGGCAAAACTTCGTATGTAGTGCAGACGCGCGATGGTATTGTAATAGATGCATTTGCTGTGAGTAACCGGGCCGCAAATAAATATCGTAAAGGAGTGATTTTATGAAATCCATGCAACAACTCCTTTCCGATTGGCGCACTGCTCGCAGCAACATGACGAAGCTGCAGGGTAACATACCGAAGATCATCGGTAATGAATCAGTGCGCGTGGTGAAAGATAATTTCAAGCAGCAAGGTTACGATAGCGGTACCGGAACAACAGCATGGCCGAAACGTAAACCAGAAACTGATCAGCGATACGACAAACGCAAGGGAGTGAAAGGTTCAGTATACAACAGCGGGAGTCCCTTACTTACTCAAACCCGTAATCTGTATAACGCTGTCAAATATTATCTTCAAGGCAAAGGCGTAACAGTTGGCGTTGATCTTACTTTAATACCTTACGCCAAAAAAATGAACGAAGGCGGGCAGGGGACATGGGGCAAAAACAAAACAAACACGCCAGCCCGTAAATTCATACCTGAAGCCAGCGAAGGGCCGAATGTGAAGATACTAAAGCGCGTAGAAAAGAAGGTGGCATCTGAGCGTGAAAAAGCATTAAAGGACTTTAAAAAGTAAATATGGAACCACAACCGAGTTATAAACTCATACAGGGTAAGATTCTTGAAACAGATTGTGAAGTTCATAAAAGGGAGGGGATTCTAGAATTGTACAACCAGGCAAATGGCGGCCCCGGCCCGTGGACAATGCAGGTTGTGGGTGTTGACACCATTCAGTTTAAGTGCTCTAAATGTGGAAGCGAACGGGTATATAAATTGTTAATGGAAAAGACATTGTTATGATAAAAGCAAATGAATTGCGAATTGGTAATATTGTGAGTGCAAAAAGTAAACTCACAAAATCAAATGATAATTTAGTTATAGACAGCATAGGCGAAGACGGCATTAATATAAATTGGGCCCACGAACTGACGGACTATGAATATAAGTTAGAAGAAATTGAGCCCATTCGTCTTACGGAAGAATGGATCGAAAAGTTTGGATTTACAATGTCTGCACATAGATACGTAAAAGGAGAGTATACTTTGCTCGCCGCTCACAATGGTTTTATGTTTGGGAAAAGTAATCTGCCTATTATTAAAGATGGGTTAAGGTATGTCCACCAACTTCAGAATATTTACTTTGCAGTTACCGGTGAAGAACTAACTATTAAAGAAACACAAGCATCATGATTACATACACACAAAGAAATTATTCTAAAAACCTGGATAATTTTATATCATTTGATGGCAGGCATATTGAGGCAAAGAATTTCTTTACCACTATCCCTATATCATCAGCAGAATACAGAGAAAATAATTCAGGATTATATTGTAAAAATGAAGGCAGCATTGAAATTGTTGCAAAAGACAATCATACGGATTTTATCATTATTGATGATTGGGAGAATATGCATATTCTATCTGTCCCAAATAAATTGAAAAGCACAATTGAGGCTATAAAAGAAAAAATTTTAGCAAGCGATATTAAATTGAAACCATGATCGGCGAAATCCTTAACGCAGTTATACTCGAATGCCGGGAGTTATTAAAAGACACCGGCGGTACTGTAATCTTGAAAACAGATTACCGGGCAACAAATCTCACAACGTACTCAATGCCGCTGCTGTTGCTCGATTTATTAGAGGCCCCCGACAGTGCCCAATTGTTAGGAGGCATTACCAGTAAAGATTGGATATTCGCACTGAACGCCTATAACTACGAGCCGAACAGTTATACAGATGACACTTCCGGTTATTCAGAAAAACTACTCAATATCATTGATACCATACGTCAACACTTCTCGTTCGGCACCTGGTTAACGCAGGGTATGACCGATATAAATAGTAACTACGGGTTTAAGTTCACTTTATCAGGAGTAGTGCCGGCCGATGCGCTCGATCAGGATGGGCTTATAATGGGCTATCGTATAATGTTCGATTCAATTGCATTTGATACCGATACGAGTTTCGTGCAGATATCGGAAAGTGATTTGGAGCATGTGACGCAGCAGGGGTATCCACCAGCGAATTAATGTCATTTCAATTTATAAGTAGTATCTGTCTGCACTTTGATATTGTTAATTCCTTTCTGGCAATCTAACTGGCCTTGTAGATAACCATGCCGGTATTTACTTTTTCCAACAAAATAACCGGCTGTCATCCATAAGGCGGACACTATAACAATGGCAATAATGATAAACGAAATTATTGCCGCTCCCAATCCTCTGGCTATAGTTCCATCCATATTATTCGCCGTTACCTATACGCGGCAAGGTTTTTATTTTATTAATTGTAGTTCTTCGCCGGTGAGGCTGTGGTAAAGGTTTTGAAGCTGATGAACGTATTCGCAATTCAATGTTTTAGTAAACATTACCGCTTGATCATGTTCATCAACAATATTTATGAGCTTAGGATATGTGGCCGGGCACACTTGTAGTGTATGCCTGTATAATTGAATTTCATACCAATTATCCCCTGGCGATTCTTCGGCCGGTTCAAACCCAAACTTTTTCAGCCATTCTACTGTAAGAGAGATAGGCAGTAATCCAGCTTCATTAATAGGAGAATACACATCACTTTCAACATACCACTGATTTTCATCTTCGTTTTCATATATGCCCTGAACTATTAATTGTTGCGGATCATTTAATAAAGGCTTATAAAAAGAAACTATATTGCCTATTCGCAATTCCTTTGCTTTTACCATAGTAATCTCATTTACAATTCTCTGCTAAATAATTTAGGTAGATCAACTCACTGTCTATACTCCACGAACCTGTACCGTTTTCGATTTTGTTTATTGTAACTCTCGTAAGTCCGGTCTTTTCCGAAAATTGTTTCTTGTTTAATCCAAGCCGTAACCGGCCATCCTTCAGCTTTTGACCGCGCCGCTGTCTGGCCGTTGATAAATCCGCTGGTGTCATGGGGTATTGTTTAGCAAATGTATATTATCGTTTACATATACTAAAATCTTTAGCAATGATTTTAAATTTACCTCAGATTTACTTTCTCACACATGTCAAAAAGAATTGTTTTCACCACCAAAACACCGAATGATCAGGGCGGCATTATACCGGACGATGTTATCGACTTTACCCGGTTCAACAAGAACCCGGTAGTGTTGAAAGAACACCGGTGGAGTGATGACCCGATCGGTCTTTGGACGGATATAAAAAAGGAAAGTGAAGGCTGGTCAGGTGTACCCGTGTTTCACGGATTGACAGAGGAAAGTAAAACTACCAAAGCTCTTTATGAAGGCGGTTTCCTGCGTGCAGCCAGCATCGGAGGTGAAGCCATTTGGAAAACGAACTCAGCAGGTCAATATGCGCTCGATAAAAATGGCCTGCGCGTCTGCGATAAATTCTACCTGTATGAAATTTCAATTGTAACCCTGCCCAGCAATGAAGATGCAGTGCAGACCGACCCGGTTGAGTTACATGCAAAGATCTACGAGCCGGGCGAAATCGAGAATATCAACAAATCCATTACTACACTCAGTTCAAAATTCTATACAAACACTATGGCAAAAGATAACGCCACAAATGAAACAGGTACACAGCAAACTGTGACCGAACCGGCCGCAAAGCCGGTAAATGAGCCTGGTGAAAAAACTACGCTCAGTACCGATGGCCCCGGCCTACCCAAATGGCTGAAAGAAATTATCGGCCTCGGTGGAGTAATCAAGTTTGGCGCTGATAAGAACGCTGCCGCACCCGCTCCCAAAGACGAACCTGTATCAACAACTACAGATAAAGATATCGCCAATCCTCAGCCTAAACCTACCGGTCTTTCTGTTGAAAAAGCGAAAGAGAAAGCCGAGAAGGCCAAAGAAAAAGCTGAAAAAGCTCAAAAGAAAGCTGAGGAAGCAAAGAAAAAAGCCGATGCAGAAGATGCTACGGACGAACTGAAGTCTGAATATGAGACTTGCATGGAAGACGCTGAAAAAGCCCTGAAAGAAGCTGAAGAAGCCGAAGCCGCTTACGAAAAAGCGAAAAAAGCTGAAGACGATGATGACGACGACGAAGACGACAAAGAAAAGGCAAAAGAAAAAAGCAAAAATTCCGCAATGAAACCCCAAAGGAAAACCTTAGCCGAACTTCAGGCAGAACAGGTTAAACTGGCCGCCAAACCACAGACAAAAGTAGTAAGCGCAGGAAACGGCAAAACCTTCAGCCAGCTTGCCAGCGATAAAGGTGAAGGCCGCGCAATCCTCAACCGTGTAATGACCCGCGATGCCGGTGAAAAACAAATTGGCGATTACGCAGTCGTGTTAAATGCTATCCTGGCCGATACAAAATATGCAGCCCTGCATGAAAAAATGCGCCTGCATATCAATGTAACGGAAGGTCAACTCGCTTCTTACCGGGAAAACATAGGTGCCCGTGGTGCAGGTCTTTCCATCAAAGATTTGTCTGCGCAATTCAACGCTGGCCAAATCGAAATATGGGACCGTACCACCAACTCAATGAAGCAGATCACTACATTATCATCTACTGATAATGCGCTCGCTTCACCCGCGCTGAACACTATTGAATGGTTGCCGCTCGCAATCTTCAAACTGTTCCCGACTACATCGTGGAAAAACGAAATTCCGATTTTCAGCGCGCAGATTACTGGTGCCAATACTGGTATTATCTGGGCAAACATAGCCGCTGATCCTACCATCTACAAAGGTAATCAGCCAAGCAGCCCCAGTGATTACACATACAGCGATACAGCGGTAGCGTTGTCACTCACTCCTTATTGGTTACAACCGATGAGATGGACACCGCTGACCATGCATCAGCTCCGGTATGATCAAATGGGTACAGGTTGGGCACAGGCTTTCTCGAAACTGAACGCCACTATCGATGATAACCTGCTCTACACGCTGGCTGCAGCGGTACCTGCCGGTTCTATCATCCTGACCAGCGGTATCAGCGGTAATAATGCCACGGCTACCATCTTCAATATCTCAGGCTCGAATGACCCGAACGCGTTCTACTGGAATCCTTCATTTACAGGAAACCTGAAAGCACCGGTATTGAACGATATCATTACGCTGGAGCAGCTTTACAACAAACAAAACTTTGAACTGGAATCGGAGCGCCCTTACCTGGTAATGGACCCCACTATGGAAGCCATCATCAGCAAAGACCCCGAAACCAAATCATTGTTAACTCGCTGGGTAAATGCCGATGGTGCTGATCTGTTGAAGTTCAAACACACTGTACTGAACCAGCGTTCACGTGTAGCTGTGTATGATCCGGCCACCGCTCAGGTAAAAGACATCAACAGCGTAATTCCTGCGACATCAGTTTCTGGTTGTGTAGGCTTCATTCCTTCACAGATAGGTATGGGTCTGGGCATGCTGGATGTGTTCATGATTCAGGACCCAACGAACTACGGTTACAAAATGTCCGCCGACCTGCGTATGGGTATAGCACCTTTACGTGCTGATGGTACCGGT